CCCGAAAGGGGCCTTTCTTCTTTATCATTGCTATATCAGAACACCGCTGCGGTGCCTGAATACTGTTCCCACAGGTTGCGATAAAGGGGTTATTTATTATGGCTTACAAGCCTTGGTACGAACAAGCCGCTGAGATTAATAATCAAGGCGAACGTGAAGAGTTTATTCGGGGTGTGTTTGGATTCCGCCCTAAAGAAAAGCGTCCCGCTATCGCATCGCTAATTGCAGGTACAACCGCAGCCTATCTTGCTGGTGCTGTCTACGTTGCTTCCAAAGCAAAAGCGAAAGCGAAGAAAAAGAAGTGACCTACCTAAAAAAAGCCAGAGAGTCTTTAAATAGAGCCAGTGTAGAAACTACAAGGTTCATGGGCGCTCATTTACGATCAGAGGCTAGAGCATCAGGTTGGCCTGAAAAAATTGTACGAAACCTCCATGTCCGTCACTCTAACGGTGCCTTTACTATTCACGGTAACCCAGACCACAAGACAGAGATATTAAATCTTGAGTACGGAACTCCAAGCAATCAACCAACTGCTGCTATGCGTCGCTTTAACAATCGTCAACAAGAGTCTGAGAAGTTTATGCTAGCCCGCACCATGCAGCATATGGATGGCTACCTATGACCTTCCTTTTAGAAGAAGATGAAGCGCTGAGAGACTTGTTAAAAGAGATGACTGTTACTGATCAGAAGGCCTCTTCTGCTACGGCAAAAACTATTACAAATAGAGCGCTTACTAATAATGTAGTTACAATAACTACATCTACAGAACATGGCTTTGAAGTTGGAGACACAGTTACTATTGCGGGTACTGCAACTGCCTTTAATGGCACCTACAACATTACATTAATTCCAACTCCTACTACATTTAAATATGCAAAAACAAATGCAAACATTGCAAGTGTTGCTTCAGGTGGCACTGCTACACCAGGTACTACTAGAAAAGTAGGAGTCTGGTTTGGACAACCTGACCAGGAAATTCGTGCTCAGTCATACCCTTACATCACTATTGATATGGTCGATATCTCTGAAGATTTCTCTCGTGCTATGAGAGGCAAGGTAAAGCCAGCGTATTTAACTAACCCAACAGTCATTGGCGAAAGTACTGCTTGGGATAATGATGAACATAACTGGGAAATTAACTATCCAATTCCTGTAAATATTGATTACCAAATTACTTCATACTCTCGTCAACCACGTCATGATCGTCAAATTTTATCTCAATTGTTATTTACAAAAGTTCCACTACGGTTTGCTGTGTTAAACACAGGGCCAAATACTGTATTTGGAACTACTCGTCGTTTAGACGTTCTTGATATATCTAAGAGAGATATTACTGAACAAGGAAAACGACTGTTTGTAAATGCTATGACAGTCCGTGTCTCTTCTGAGATTGCGCCTGAAACATATAACAATCTGTACAAAGTGTTGCAAATAAACGTCACAGGTACAACTGGAAGTCAGACCCTTGGTCGCTCTCAGTTCACTACCATCGATACGTACACTCAATCGGCACCATAAGGTCCCTCCCCCAAACTAGTTAGGAGAAAAAATGGCTTATAGCCGTCCAGGTGTTTACATAAGTGAACGCCTACTACCACCAGTACTCCCAAGTGGAGTTACTGCAAATGCTGCTGGCGCAGTTGTTGCACCTTTTGCACAAGGCCCAGAAACAGTAACCCTTGTTAATTCTTGGTATGAATTTACCAAGTACTTCGGAGGTTACAACGCAACCTATCCAGCCACCTTCCAGGTTGGCTCATTCTTTGCAAATGGCGGACGTGAACTGTATGTTCAACGTCTACTTGCGGCTAACGCTGTTGCTGCTTCTAGAAACTTAACAGATGGTGGCGGTGCAACTGCTGCGACTGTTACTTCAAAGAATGCTGGAACAGACGGTAACAACCTTCGTGTTGTATTAACTGCTGGTCAAGTTGCAAGCACTTACACACTTACTCTTTACAAGGAGTCTGGTGTAGCAAATGACATTTCTGATGACATCTTACTTGAGCGTTATGAAAACATTGTGTTTGATGACACTACTTCAAGTGATTATGCTCCAACAGTAATTAACATTATTTCACCAAACATCTCAGTATCTGTTGCTGGTGGTTATGCTGGTGCATCTATTACTCTAGCAACCTACCCACTAACAAGTGGTTCAAATGGAACTGCTACAGCATCTACTGACTACACTGCATACAAAGGAACTGCTAATTCAGTGTTTGAGAGATTTACTTCTCTTGATCGTCCACTAGTACTATTCCTACCTGTTGCAAATGCATTAGCATCTGGAACAGTTGCAGTCTTTGATGCAGCAACCTCTTGGGCAGAAGAAAATAACGGCTTTGTTGTTATTGGGACTGATCCAGATCTAACAGTAGCAAATGCTGTTTCTTTTGCTGGATCTCTTACTGATACAAGCAACGCTGCTGTCTACTATCCAAATATCTTTATTTCAGATCCACTTGGACGTAGTTCTGGAGCACTTCGTAAGATTGAACCTACTGGCGCAGTTGTTGGTCTTTACTTATCAACAGATGCAAGCCGTGGTGTATTCAAAGCACCTGCTGGAATTTCAACTCCAGTGCTAGGAATCGTCTCTGTAGAAAAAACATTTACATCTGCAGAGTTAGATACCATGAATGCAAGTACTTCTCCAGTAAATCCAATTCGTCAAATTCCTGGCGCTGGTCTTTCTGTAATGGGTGCTCGTACATTAAAGCAAGATGGAACTGCAAACAAGTATGTAAACATGCGTCGTTCTTTAATTTATATTCGCAAGAATCTAAAGAACTTAACAGAGTTTGCATTATTTGAAAATAATGACGAAAGATTATGGGCCCGTATTAATACTAATATCGGTTCCTTCTTAAGTGAGTATCGCAATCAAGGTGGTCTTCGTGGAGCAACCCAATCACAGGCTTACTTTGTAAAGTGCGACGCAGAGAACAACTCAGATGCAGATATTGCAAATGGTGAAGTTCACATTCAAGTTGGTGTTGCTCTTCAATACCCAGCAGAGTTCATCGTCATCGACCTCAGCCAAAAGACGCTGAACTAATCCGAAGGAGATAATAAATAAATGCCTACAATCATTAATAATCGGTCAAGTTTAATTACCGATCCATTACGTAACTTTAGATTTTTAGTTACGTTTAAACCTATCCCAACAGCAAGTACTGCAACAACAAACTTGGCTGCAGCCACTACTTTTGGGTTTACATCAATCTCTGGAATGGCGGTTACAACCGACTCTATTCCTTACCGTGAAGGTGGATACAACACCACTGTTCACCAGATTCCAGGGCAAACAACCTTTGCTCCGATTACATTACAACGTGGTGTAATTCTTGGAACTAATCAAAACTATGAGTGGATGCGAAATCTGTTTGCTACAGTACAAGGTGGAGGAACTACCCGTGGTAAAGAGCAGAACTTCCGTTGCAACTTAGAGATTCAAGTACTGTCTCATCCAATTCCATCAGCGGGTGAAACTCCTCAGAACACTCCATCAGCAACTGATCACATAGCAATGCGTTTTGAAGTTTATAACGCATGGCCAACCGCTGTAGCATACTCAGACCTAAACGCTGGTGATAATGCTTTACTTGTTGAACAGATGACCTTGGTACACGAGGGATTCAATATCAACTTTGCATCATCTCTAGCAACTAGCGCAGCAGCATTTACCGCATAATCTAACAAAGGATAACAATGACGAATACCATTAGCGCAGCGGTTAATCCCGCATTAGCAAACCAAATGTTAAACAAGGCGTTGACTGAAACGCCAAAAGAAAGAACGCCTGAAATCGTATCTCCTTCAGATACAACTGTTGAACTTCCTGGCGGCTATATAAACGCCGCTGGGGAGGTCATCAGAACTGCAGAGGTTCGTGAACTAACAGGTAAAGATGAAGAAGTTATTTCTAAAACTAATAACTTAGGTAAAGCAATTTTAACTATCTTACAATTAGGAACCGTTAAAATTGGCAATGAACCATCTAGTGATAAGTTATTAGATGAACTTTTAGTTGGCGATAGAGATGCTATTTTGCTTGGCATCATTAAAGCCACTTTTGGAACTACAGCAAAACTTCCAATATTCTCAGATGGCGAACAGAAGTTTGTTGAGATTGATCTTAACACTGACATTAAAACTAAGTTCCTAGCAGATCCTATAAATGAACGAATGTTTACCGTTAAAGGTAAAGCCGTTGAGTACACAGTAAAACTGCCCAACGGAGTTGTTCAAAGAGAAATGATTAACAATGCAGATAAGACTCCTGCAGAACTAACTACTATTGTTTTAGAAAATACTTTAGTTCGTATAGGAGAGGCCCCTGTATACAGCAAAGCACAAGTGCAAGCACTTAGCGTTGTTGATCGTAGAACGATTATTGAAGAGATAAACAAACGAGCCCCTGGGCCACAGTTTGAAGACATAGTTGTTACAGACCCCGATACAGGAAGTGAGGTAACGGTTCCTATTAATTTAGGATCCTTATTTCAATTCTAATGTGATTAGTTACGCCAGATTATTCTCTGAATGGTCTGCGTTATCTGAGTACAACGATGGATGGTCTTTATCTGAGATAAAAGGTTTATCTCAAAGAGAAAGAAGCAACTGGTTAGAGGTTGCAAGAGTGCGATACGAAAGGATGAGTAATGGCTAAAGATCCCGTATCGCAAATTTCCAATGTAAACGCTGGTCTAGATCAGACTCTAAAAAAACTTAATGCCTTTGAATCTATTCTCAAAAGAATAGGTGGAGTTGCAACAAAGTCTCTAGATTCAGTAAGCCGCATAATGATGCCAAGTGTTGGCATGGGTCCTGGATTAGGTTTAGGAAGTAGTAACGCTCAATTTAGTAATGGTGCAGGTGGTACACCTGCAGGTAGTAGCACTAATGCAATGCCTTGGATCTATTCAAAGACAGGTGCTGCAGGTGTTGCTGGAGTTCAACTTGGATTAAGTGTTGCAGGAGCAGCCTACAGTGCGATGCCAGATCTTGGTATGACTGTATCTCGTGCAACTGGCTTCTATCAGAGTTCACTACGTACTGGTGGAATGATGAACCGTGCAGGAGTTGCTGCGGCCACCTTTAGTGCATTAGGTGGTGGCATAACTGGAGTTGGCGATGATGTAGCCGCAGCGTCAATGCTCTCTCAAGGTTATAACTTTATGCCAGGAACATCTTCATTTAATAGAATGATGCGTGAAGTGGGCGGTGTTGGTCGTTACTTTGGAATGCAGAATGCTACTGCTGCTCAGGCTATTGGTGGATTACGCACTGGAACAATGGGAGCACAACTTTATCAGTTTGGTATAAATACAACTGATCCAAGTACGGGACAACCTCTTTCTACAGAAGCAATTGCTCAACAACTTTACGGTCGTATGACTATGGGTGGGAGAGTAAACCCAACCGCTGAACAGATGTCAACAAACTTACGAGCAGGTTTTGGTTCAGTAGATATGCAGATGTTCTCACCAGAACAACGAGCCATATTAGAACCAATGCTTATAAACATGGCTGCTGGTAAACCTCTAGGTGACTTAGCAACTCTACCATTTAATGCTGATAATCCATTAAATGCACAAATGAAACTTGCTACATCAATGACCTCCTTAATGGAACGTGGTACTGAGCCAATGATTTCTGGTTTTGAGTCAGCAGCAACTGCAGCGGCTGCACTAAATGCACAACTAGAAAAATTGCCAGATGGATTTTTTAAGACAAAAGGATTTGTTCAAGGACTTTCAAATACAAATGCTGGATCCGCAATTAGCGGAGTTGTTGGAGGAGTTGCTGGGGCAGCGGGTACTTTATTAGTAGCAAAAGGTGTTAGAACTATGTTGGGAGGAGCAGCCGTTAGGGCTGCTGCTAGTGCTGCTACTGCTGCTGGAGGCGCTGCTGCAACTACTGCTGTTGCTGGTGGAACTACGGCCGCTGTGGCTGGTGCAACTGCAGCAAAGTTTGGAATAAAAGCCGCATTAAGATTTGTACCGTATGTTGGCACCGCATTGCTTGCTTATGAAGGATTGAAATTTTTAGGAAAAAATATGTTTGGAACTCCCGCTAACGCAGCCCAAACATCTCAAACAGGAACCCAGATGACTTCTGGAATGGATCCTGAATTATCGCAAACTTTACAAAATGCTGGGTTTAGAGGCGACGCATTAACAACTGCATACGGAGTTGTAAAGGCTGAATCAGGTGGAAGACCTGGAGCAAAAAATATGCAGGGTCTTGATAAATCTTATGGCTTATTTCAAATTAATATGGAAAATAATGATCCACGTAACCCTAATATGGGAGTTAAACGTAATGAAGCCTATTTAAAAAAGTATAAATCAATAGGTTATACAGGTCCAGAAAGTCTACTTGATCCATTTATAAACGCTAGAATTGCGTACGATATTTCTAAAGGTGGAACAAACTTTAATCCGTGGACTACCTATACCAGTGGTAAATATTTACAGCATACCTCTGGCACCGCTTCGGCTAGCATGGGAAACAAAACAGTTAATATAACTGTTAATTTAGCCAATGCGTCGGCAGCAGAAGCCAATAAGTTGGCTAAACAAGTAAAAGACATTTTGTTAAAAGATAAAGACCTTCAAGAAGTGGGAGGTAAATAATGCCTGGAGAAAACAGTAATCCAAATCAATATGTTAAAACTATTGATCAAATCATTGCGGAACGAAATAGTGCTAGAGCAAAAGGCGTGGCTGATGCTGCTGCTGCTAGAGACAAAGCCCGTAAATCAAATCAATTATCAAATTTAGTAACACAGATAAATGAATATAGAAGGTTAATTATTCTCGCTGAGAGAGACTTAAGTATTACATCTGCCAACATACAAACAGCACGAGCCGCTGGTGATACCGCTGGAGTTGATGTAGGACTTGGAATCTATAATACTCAAAAAGTAAAACTAGATAAACTAAAAGACGATGAAGCAAGAGTAAATACAGAGCGTAGAAATATTGTAGCGGGATTAGTTGCTGCAAATAAAGCAGTAATTAATGCGTCTATTAAAGACTCTGGGATTACGAAGCCAGATACAAATAAAAAACAAAAAAAGATTAAACCTGCTACAGAAGATACGCCAGAGCCACCAGCACCACAACCTTTTACTGGGTACGTATATAACTTACCAATGATTCAGTCTGCATACTTTAGACAAGATTCTCCTCAAGGAGGAAGCACTGAACGAGGTGTTACTGGGGCTGGAAACTACACAGATGCTAGAAATATGTTTGGTGAGTCTATTGCAAAAGGCACTATACAAATGCCACTTAATCTTACAAACAGTGCTGCTTGGAAATTTAAAACTGGAATATATAAAGAAGATTCAACAATGTATGGTTTTAAATTTTTGTATAACCCAACTGAAGTAAACATGGGTTGGGGAATGTTAGAGGGTGTAGATCCAAATGTAATACGAAGCGGTGCTGCAGGAGGACTTGCTCCTATAAGTGGTGTGGGATTGTCTACTATTGATTTTACTTTATTACTAAACAGAATTGGAGATATGGATTTCTT